TTATGATAATAGCTTATACATTTTTGATTCATCCATTTGTGGTTGGGTTCTAAAAATAAAGCCTTCACATTCATTTACAGATTTAGAAATCAACATGCTTAGTTTCTTTATATTATCCTTTTGCAATTCGGTGGAATTTTCAATAAAGCTATCAATTTCGGAAAATTCAACCTGCTCAATAAAAGAGTATAGAGAGCGAATTATACCAGCAATAATGTCAGAAATTTGAATTTCAATATTACTTTCCGATTTTATGAATTTGAAATTCAGTCCATAGTATTGATTTTTTTCATCACCAATAAATTCATTTTTTGTTGAAAGTACCAGATGCGGTTCTACTAAGTCTTCTTCATCAAGCAAGTGCTGGGAGTTTCTAAATCCATTTAATCGATTGAGATAGAAATGAGAAAATGAATCTATAAGAAGATCTTTATCATTGAATGTTAATTCGGCATTATCAATGTCTTTACAGATGGACAGGAGCCTTGTTAGTTCCAGCAATGATTTCTCAATATGGTTTGGATTCTTATGCTTGTAGCTAAGGTAACTATTTGTGTGACTTCTACAAAATTTGTGCAGGGATTTGTAAAATTTATTCGCATCATTATTATTTATTTCAGGATAATTAAAATCATTCATCAATTTTAAAAAACCAGTTTTGTCTTTCTTGATAAGTATATATAGAGCATTTTTGTAAAAATCGAGTTGTGATCTAAGATCTATATTGTTATGAAATGCTTTTTTGAATAAAGAACTGTTTTTGTCGTCGAATAAATAGTGTGCAAGGTCTTCTATGATATCAAGGAAAGACCAGTAGACCGTATTTGTTGCGTAATAATGAATAAAGAAAGGGCTCTCAAGCAACCATGTTAGAAACACGTGAATCTTTTTATTATTCATCAATTCAGGGAAACTACCTGTTCCGACATGTTTTAGTTTTATTTCTTTAACATTGCTCTGGATATTAAGTAATGTTCTTACCTCTTGTGCTGAAATATTGTGTTTAGTTTGGTTTGTAACAATCCCAGCTAAAACAAAAATAGGTGAGTAAGTACTTTGAGGGTTATTGTCAACATTATATTTATTACCTCGCAGAGTAAAATTTCTTATGTTATTACTTTCATCGTAATAAAAAATATAGTTTTTATTGCTCGTGACGTACCCATATTTCATTTTTTATTCTCCATTTTATATTAAAGTTTATCATAGTACTCTACTAAACCTTGGCAAAATTCTTTACCTGCAGAAACGTCGCCAAATTTACCAATCCTTTTTTTTAAAATAACAGCCTTTTCATTTTTATGAAGTGTTGTGTTTAAATTTTTTTGCATATTATGATAGAAAAGGACTCTTAAGTATTCACCGATATGAGAATTTTGCAAGTGAAAATCTATAACTTTGGCTGTTTGCCATACGGTTGTTTGAAATTCAATTAATTTATCATTTTTTATTTTTTCACTGGGTAATGTAGTGATTTTACCATTTGCTCTGGAGCTTTCAATGTCTCTCCCAAAAGCATGAGCAATTTTGTTTCTTATATCTTGCATTTTATCTAGTTCAGATATGTTTTTGATAAGTTTATCTGGAGCATGGTCGAAAATTTTTATATATGTATTCACTCTTGATTGCCATGTTCCTTTAGTACAACCTATAACCATTTCTTTTATACCATGGTTTTTTTGTTTACCATGTTTAAGCAGCTCAATACCATCTATTCTCTTTGAAACACCGTACAGAACACCGATGTCAGATTCTATAGCTAAAGGAATGACTGTTGCCATATACGTTTCTAAGTTCGACATCATTGCAAGAAGTGCATTGAGATTCATCCAGTTTTGTAACTCATTGAAAGAATTGCTCCATTCTTTGATATTTTTAAATTTAGTATCATTCATATGCCCTTTTAATTTGAGAGATGAATCAAAGTAACTGATAACCTCAGATTCAAAATTTGCCCCTTTTTCTTTCAGGTTGCTATAGGTAAATTTATGACTATTATCAAATGTTATTAGCATTCTCAATAATTCATTGTTATGCTTTTTAAATACTCGCCATGCCCAAGATGACTGTGATTGAGGAATCCAACGTTCAAACTTGTAGTTGCTTTTTGACATATTAAAATCACCTGTGAGGGATATAGATCTAAACTTAATTTCTTTCCTTATAATAGCACAGCCAAATTAATTTTTCATTGGGTGAAAATAATTTAATTATTAGTCTTAAAACATAAGAAAAAGAATGTTTTTTCTATTTGAAATGATGTCTGTTTCGAATTTAGTGGATGAAGTGCAAATGCCAATGGGTATATATGTTCAGTTTTCAATAAAAACATGTCATTCTGCAAACAATATAATATAATAGCTTCATCAATCGCACACCACAAATGAGAACATTATGAATATTAAACCCCTCCTTTATTCATTTAGTTGTTTTGTTTCGTTGGCACAAGCTTCAGAATTGCCTAAACAAGTCCCAGAAATAGAGGTTGGTCAACTTCAATGTGCATGTAACTTTAAAGTTGACCCCAATTCTAGCCCAGGGACACTATTGAGCGATATTTCAAATGGATGCCGAGTAAGTGAAAAACAAGCTGAAAAACTTATGAAAATGCTATCTGTTATACCCGGTTCAGACAGTAAAGCTTATAGTTGCGAGGGAGTAGACATAGACTACAATAATAGATAGATACACTCCTGAAATAAACCTCTGTTGACTTTTAATAATTGATTGCTATCTTAAATAAAAAAGTCAACGGAGGTTCTAATGATTAATAAGGTTTTATTTCAATCAATGTTAATAGTTATTTTCACTACTATTTCTTGCTCTTCATCAGCCAGGCTTTCCCATTCAGAAAAAATGAATGTTTTTAATGATAAGGCTCTGGTGGCAGAAGCTAAATATAGCTTTATTGATGTTCGTGATAATAATCTATTTGTTGATGGTAAGTACAACAAATCTTATGTTGATAAAATGTATGATACTTACTCCATTGTTTATCAGGAAAATAGTATTAACTATTACTTAATGTTAAAAAGTGGCGGGTTATTGAAAAAACATATACTCAAAACAAAAGAATATTTAAATGGGAAGGATTGTGAAAAAGCTAAGTATGTTAAAAACTGTATTTTCATGGAAAAAAGGATTGACGAGATGTATAACCTTTCGGTGATGATTGATAATGGTATGGATGCAGATTTAATTAGAAAAAATTTATACAATGACGTATACAAAGACAGTTACAAAGTTATGCTAATGAATAAATACATTGAAGCTCATAATTTTTTAGAAGAAAGTCAATACCGAGATTGAATTGTATTATAATCTTATTTGTATATAGATGGTTTAATTAATCTCGAAAGGTTTGTTTTATAAAATATTTATATGATTAATTGGCTAGGTTACAGTTGGTAATTGGAATCGATTAATCGATTGATATTACTCATAGGTAAGACTCCTAATATTTCTTATAGATTAAATAATGAAACCTTGCTTGGATTCGCCAAGTTCGGTTTTTTTGTATTTTCAGAAAGATATTGAACCTTGATTTTCAAACCAGATAAAAGTAAGGTATTACTTCCTTTATAAATGACATCAAATTTTATAAACTGTCAAATTCGGTTTTAAAATGCTAAGGTAATGTTAAAATTAGGTGATGATAGTGCCAATAATTAATGTGTTAGATGCTGGTCATGGCGATTGTATTCTGTTAGATTTCATTCATACATTGATACTTATTGATTCCGGACCTAAAACATTTTTGATAAGAAGAAATGTTATAGAGAAGCTTAAAGAATTATTGCATGATAGAGCAATTGATATTGCAATTGTTACCCATAATGACGATGACCATATTGGCGGTTATAAGTATGTAATATCTTCAGGGATTAAAATTGAAAAATTCATTTTTAATAGTCTCAGTTTTTGTGGCGAAATTTTTACTGATCATGAACAACATATTTCCTATAATCAAGATGTCAATTTAGATACCATTATAAAGGATAAGGGGGTTTCCTTAGATACATTAGTATTTGGTAATGAACCAATCGTTATCAATGATATCAAGCTTATTCCTTTAACACCTACGATTGATGCACTCCATCATATGCATAATGATTATATCAGAAAGAATCAACCACAAATATCATCTGATGAAAAAGTGGAGCCTACCTTATTAGAGTGTATTGAAGAAATTACTAATGGTAACGATAAATTCATACCCGATAGATCAATTACTAACAGAACCAGCTTATCTCTTATCATCGAGTATAATAGTTTTAGAGGATTGTTTTTAGGTGATGCATGGGCTTCTGATATCATTGAATGTTTCAGATCAAACCGAATTGAACCAGGTTTTTGTATTACAAAATTATCACATCATGGAAGTGAAAAAAACACAAATAGCGAATTAATAAAGATAATAGGTAAAACAGAATATATATTTTGTGCTGATAAAAGCAAGCATAATCACCCGAACAATAAAACCATCGCTCGGATATTATCTCAGTTTCAACAAGCAACATTTCATTTTAGCAGTGATAATGACAAAGTCAGAAGTATTTTCAGTGAGAACAATGTGTTAGGATGTCAAGTGTTATGCACTTATTCTTCTAATGGAGTGAATGTACGATACTATGAGTGTAGCTAATTGCATAAAGATCAAAGGGTTAGGATCTGAATCGACTGGGTATCTTTTTAAGGCAAGTTCCTGCGATGCAAGTTTTGTGATCTCATCGAAGCATGGTCTTTGCCATCAGAAGACAAGTTGTGAGCCATTCAAAGCAAAGACAGCAGGATGTTGTAGGCAATGCCCAGTCCAACTCAGCTTAGATACTATTTCATTAGAAAACTCTAAAATGAGCCTCAATGCCATAAAGATCTTTAGTTTTCCTGATAGAGACTTGGCTATAACTCTTGTCGAGGGATATTCTAGTCACCCTTTACGCATCGGTAGTGAAGCTAATATTAGTTCAACACATTATTACCTCAATGCTTATAAACAAGATGATACGGAACCAGGGCGTATTATGCTCAATTTTCCTGATAAATCAACTGATGGGCTTATATATTATAATATAGAATCGAACTCAACACCTGATTTGGTCGAAAAGTCTAGAGGGTATAAAGGTGTTTCTGGTGCATTAGTCTTAGAATATCCTGCTTCAGATTTCCCAATAGCACATGCTGTTGTTATAGAAAATGGTAAAAATAATGATCTTGTTGCTGAATCTCTAACTGATATTGACCATGAGCAGCTTAATAATTTTTTCGACTGTATCGTTTTTCATAAACCAGCTTGGACAATAAAATTAGATAATTCAATAGGTGATTATGTCCAAGAAATTTTCAGGAAAAAAGTTACTGATGAATTTGAAGTTGTTACTTACATACCGTCACATAAAGGATTTCCTCACTTTAACTTAAATCCAATTGCAAAATTTTTGCTTATTGAATTTAATCATATGCTTACTACAAATAAACTTTCTCTTTCTCAAGGTATGTATAGAGCCGGTAATTTATTAGCTAATGAGGAAAAGCATGAACCAGCCAATAAGTTGCTAACAGGAAGGTTGGTAGAAACATATCTTAATGCACCTCATCTTTACTCTACTGGGCTGACGGACAAATACTATCATCACATGCATTATATGATTAGTCCCGATGGCAATTATGAATTAGCATTTTCAAATTATTGTGGTCACAATAATATAATTGAAGGTTTAAATGATGAAATAGGGAAAGTAATTTCTAATTTCAATTTTTATGGTTTTAATCAGGAATTATTTTTAGAACGTTCATTTTTAAATCAAAAACTTCCTGCATCAGAATGTGAAACTCTATTTAAAGTTCTTTTTTCTGAAGATAAATGTATCAGTACATTTTGTTTAGTTTTTACTGTATCCCTGGAGGAATATAATAAAAATGAATTCGCTTCGGTAAATGATTATATTATCTCGCTGGTTAACCAAGCATGTGCTGGTATTGATGAAGAAATCCTCAAGAGTCTTTCCTTTGGCTTAAAATTAAATTTATTGATCATGCCAAGTAATAAAATTAATGAATTATCGCTGGCAATTGTTAAGGAGTTAATTGGTGATGATTAGCCTTATAGAGTATTTATGTGAAAGAATCAAAAGTAGCTATGAGTTTAATAATTACTATAATGGTTTATTAGAACAGTTAGCTCATTCATTTTTCGAGAAGAATAAGCATGATTTTGTTTTTACGGCACAGCACGAGAGGCTTCTACATTTCAGTCAATTTTTTTCTAATTCCAGTAATGAACATAATAGAGCTATCGCCTTAAAAGTAATTTCAGGCATAAATGAATTGTTCCCTAATAATAACTATACAAAGGCTATAACTAAATCCATTCTTACAAACTTTGGATTGTTTTCAGCGGTAACTTCCTTTACAGATCCCTCTGTTTCTCTCTCAACTTCATCTGCACTATTAGGTGATATTCGTAGGGCTATTCAGGCTATACCGAATTCAGAATATTCATTTACTAATAGACAATACGATATCTATAATGAGATCCTGATTAATGATTTTTTTAGTTTTTCAGGGCCAACATCACTGGGTAAATCATTTGTTATTAAAAATTGTGCCATTGATTTACTTGATAGGTTTAATGTTATTGTTTTTATTCTACCTACAAAAGCTTTACTTGAGGAATATTTAGTTGATTTTCGTGCTATGTTAAATAAGCGAGGAATTGATAATGTTAATATCACTAAATCCGTATCAGGTGTGAAACCAGGTGAAAAGAATTTAATGATCTTTACTCAAGAGAGATATAATAATTTTCTTTACGAATTGGATTATAGCGATATTAATGTTGATGTTCTTTTCATCGATGAAGCACACAAGTTAGCTGATAAAAGTAGTAAGAGATCTATGACTTTATATAAAGTCATTTCTACCTCGTTAGAGAAATATCCGAGCTTGAAACTCATTTTTTCTAGTCCTGTTATTTCTAATCCTGATATATTTTTTAAATATTTTAATGTTAATGGTAAAAGTTTAAGTATAGCGGAAAGCCCAGTTGCTCAAAGCTTATTCTTTGCTAATATCTGTAGTGAAGAATATAAATATTTTGATACAGTGACAAAAGCTGTTATTGATTTTAATATATCTGGTGATTTCGAATCTGATTTCGATTTGATTTTTAAAATTGGTTCTCAACATGATTCAAATCTTGTCTATGTTTCAAGTAAATCACAGTGTGTAAATAAGGCAATAGAGTTTTCCAATTTTCTGATTTCAAAGGGCACAGCAATCGTTAAAGATGAAGAGCTAGTTGCCGAATCGAAATTGATTTCTGAGTTTATCCATAAAGATTTTTCGTTACCTCATCTATTAAAATATGGTATTGCATATCATCACGGAAACTTGCCAGCATTCATTCGGAAAAGAATAGAATTTCTTTATGCAAATAAAAAAATCAAGTATATATTTTGTACTTCCACTCTTTTGGAAGGTGTAAATCTTCCGACTAAGAATGTTTTTATTTATCCTTTCGGTAAAGCAAATAGCAACAATGGTTTTTCTCTGGATTTTTGGAACCTTGCTGGAAGAGCAGGTCGCTATAAGAACGAGTTGACAGGGAATATCATTTGTATAGGCAACGAAGAAAACTCTTGGGATGAATTTGAAACTTCTGTTGCTAATAAAGATCAAATAGAAATTGATAACGAAATTTCACCACTTCTAAAAGCTCATCGGAAAATACTTAATTATCTTAACGAGAGTGTAAAGTCTCCAGATCCAAAAGTGGTTGAAATTTCAACCATGATTTTATCTGAGGTTTTAACATATATAAATGAAGGTAAAGTCGGTGGGTTACTGGGGGCATTCGATTCAAAAATTAGACAAAAAATTATTTCAGCAGGAAGAGCTCATTTAGCTAAGAAAAATCTTCTTAACATTGATGTTTCTACTTTTTCAGAAAATCATCGTTTTGACTCTGACATTCAATCTTCAGCGTATAAATTAGCCTCTAACAGCAATAATATTTTAACAACTTTTCAGAAAGAAGATGTCTTTAAATATTTACAAAAAATAAATGATGTCTATAAGATAGTCAAACCAGTAGGGATTCTTCCTTTTAGTATCATGACCTATTCTTGGTTAAGAGGTGAACCTATTAATGTAATTATAAGTAACGGTATTAGGTTCAGCAAAAAAGTCTGTGAACCTTCGCCTTATCGTTGGGTTGATTTTGATGGTAGCAATTCATATCATGTGAATTTAAAAATATTAGAGATAATTAATTCAATTGAGACCGATATAACTTTTAAATTGGAAAGTGCTTTGGCTCATTATTATCAGTTATGTAAATCTCTACATGGCGAGGATGCATCAGGTATAAACTTATCTAAATTCGTTGATTATGGAACAATTAATGCTAAGGAAATGTCTTTGCAAGAATACGGTTTTTCAAGGGCTGCCGCATCTGAGTTATTAAAAAAATACCGAGTTTTCGTTGAGTTTGATAGCAATGACGGGTTGAAAAGAATTAACGTCAAGGGGCTTTTGAATTCTGTTGGCAGTGGAGGATTACTTAAAAAAGAAATTGAATGGCTTAATATTTGATTTTAATATAAGTGGCGATAACTTACCACTTCGCCACTTACACTTTTTCAGTTTGGGAATATACTACTGTATAGTAACTCTTAGAGATTAGTATTTATGCAATGACAGTTTTATATTTTTGAGACAATATATTGTCACTCCACCACTGCATGAGAACCATTCGTTCTGCGAGATACTCGGCACGATTATAGGCTGCAATTATTTCATCTTTCTTCGAGTGGGCAAGGGCCGCTTCTAAGACATCTGTCCTGAACTTACCAGACTCCTCTGCAGCCGTTCGCGCAATAGATCTCATTCCATGAGCTACAAGCTCACCTCCGAAGCCCATACGGATTATGGCCGCATTAGCTGTTTGTTCATGCATATGGTTAAGAGGAGCCTTTATGCTTGGAAACACCCATTCACGATGCCCACTTATCGCTTTCATTGACTCCAGGACTCTCAAAGCTTCTTTGCTTAGTGGAACTTTGTGAGGCTTCTTCATTTTCATAAACTCAGCCGGGATGTTCCACATTGAATTATCAATATCTATATCAGCCCATCTTGTGCGAACAGCCTCACCAGGACGAACCCAGGTCAGTAACTGCCATTCAATCAGTAATCGTGTCTCCAAACGGACAGAGGCATTGTTTAACACCAATAGGAAGCGGGGTAACTCGGAAGGGGGTAGTGCAGGCATATTCTGCTTTTTAGGCTTACTGAACCGTTGCCCAAGGTTGTCAGCCGGATTGAATTCGATAAGTTCCTCAGTTGCTGCATAACGGAAAATTTCATTTAATCGGGAAATGATTCGCCGTAAAGTTTCGAGGACTCCTCGTTTTTCTATGGGGTCTAAATGCTGTTTAAGCATTTTAGGGCGAATCTCCTTAATGGGGGTATCACCCAACGTTGGAAAGATATTTCTCTCCAGGCTTCGCCAGATGTCGTTAGCATGATCCTGGGAGATGCCTGACGTTTTGACTTTCTCATCAAGCCACTTCTTGGCTACTGCTTGAAATGTATGTTCCGTGGCATTCTTTAATGCATTAGCTTTATCGTTGTTATGGACTTGAGGGTCCGTGCCATTCGCAAGCAAGGAGAGGTATTCATCACGTAAGGCTCTTGCTCTTGCCAGGGTAAGGTGAGGGTAGGTCCCAAGGCTCATCTTGGTTCTTTTCTTACTCACTGGCACTGCATATCTGAAATACCAATTCTTCTTCCCTCCTTTTGCGAGAGGAGCGATTCGTAGGATCAAACCATCCCCGTCAAACAAGTTGATTTCTTTGTCTGCTGGCTTGGTGCTTTTGATTTCAGTGTCGGTGAGTTTCTTCGCGATCTTTGCCATTTTGGGACCCTCGATTTTTGGACCCTTTGCCTTGGGTCCCATTCAGGGTGCCATAACTCGTAGTTCTCAGCAATTCTCACTGGACGACAATAGACGTAAAAAAGCCCGCAGAGCTTGTGCTATGCGGGCTTAGTAGATTTCATTGTACTTCAAACAACTAAAAAGTGGTGGAGCTGGCGGGAGTTGAACCCGCGTCCGAAATTCCTACATACCATTTTTAGTATAGTAAAAACAGTGTATTGCGTTTAAAAACAGCGGGTTAGTATTATTCAGTGTTCGTCCGTTTTACGCATTTTTAATGCCCTGCCGCCAAAATGCCGCCATAAATTAGCGTTTCCAATTGAGGTTGTGAAGCGGGTTTTTTGTCACTGCGTCTTCGAGGTGGTCAGGGGCAAAGTGAGCGTAAACCATCGTCATTTTTATATCTGCGTGGCCCAGAATATCGCGCAGTACCAGTATGTTTCCGCCGTTCATCATAAAGTGGCTGGCGAAGGTATGGCGCAGCACGTGGGTACATTGGCCTTCTGGTAGCTCAATACCAGCTCTTTTTACTGCACGCTCAAAAGCTTTTCTGCATGGCGTGAATAGCTTCCCTCTGTTTTTGGGGAGTTCGTCATACAGATCCTGAGATATTGGCACGGTACGGTTTTTCTTGCCCTTCGTCTTGGTATAAGTGATGCGGTATTTTGATAGCTGATGGCCCTGCAGGTTTTCAGCTTCACTCCATCGGGCGCCAGTTGCCAGGCATACTTTTGCAATCATCAGCAAACTGGGACTCTGAGAATCAGCACAGGCATCCAGTAGACGTTTAATTTCTTCCGGTGCCAGGAACGCCAGTTCGCCCTCTGCGATTTTGAATGTTGGCAGCCCAGCGAGCGGGTTGGGTGCTGACCAGTGGCCCAGCTTTTTCAGTGTGCCAAAAACAGATGATAGGTTACGTTGTTCAAGGTTTACCGTACGGGGCTTAACTGGCGACATAAGCACGCCATCTTCATTTTTTACTTCACCTTTTAACCGTGCTTCCCTGTATTTCGTAAAATCGCCTGCGGTTAACTCTGAGGCAATGGGATCGCCCAAGCCATTACAAATAATGCTGAGTTTTGCCATCAGGCGTTTGGGGTCTGCCAGCGTCTGCCCATAAAGTGAATGCCACTGATCAATCACTTCTGACAAATGCCGCCGATCTTCCTTCTCCCCCAGCCACGGTTTTTTGTTCACCTCATCCATGGTGTGGTTTTCGAATGCTATGGCCTCGCCTTTAGTCGCAAATTGCTTGCGTACACGCTTGCCATCCCGTCCGTTCGGGTAGCATTCACACAACCATTTTCCGTTAGGCTGTTTTCTGATGCTCATAAGTTAGAGGCTCTTGATTATTTTTAAAGCGCGGCCCACTACCTCAATGTCGTCTAGGCTGCACTCAAAGGATGATTCGTCTTGATGCACCACCAATCTGTTTCCTGGTAGACGTGTTAACTTAACGATACTTTTTATTCCGTCGATATCTACCAACCATATGCCATTAACTGGTGGAGTCTGGCTGCGGTCTACTAAATAAGAATCTCCAGCAGTATTAACTAACAATAGGTCGCCTGAGTCTGAGGGAAGCAGGCTGGTATCAATGATTGCTTTTCCTGCCTCAACCAATAAACCACCGTTGAGAGTTGCCTTGTCAATTTCAGGGGAAACAAGTTCCGAAAGAGGTTTAACTTTGGCGGAGTTCACGAAATTGATATCTTTTTTATGGTCAATATTTGAACCTGGCTCTCCCTGTCCGGTAGTGAGCCACAGTAACGAAACTCCCGTTTCTAAAGCACACTGAATCACCCATTCCGCCGGAAAACTATCTCTTAAGTATCTGTTTGCCATGGTGCTTTTGGATGCACCCAGGTGATCACACAGTTGTTGTCTGGACTTAAAATCGTAGGCAGCCATTAACCTATGTATCGCCTCTCTTCCCCCGGTATTCTCGCCAGCTTTCACCTGTATCATTTTTCAATCCTATTGACGTATCAAAAATTGGATCGTAGTATCTCGATGTATCAATTATTGAATCAAATAAAACAAGATAAAACGACGTAAACCAAACCTTAACCGAGAGATATTGCACTATGAGCACTGATATTTCAATTCGTGTACCAAAAGAGATGGCAACGCCTGCTGAGTTCGCGGAGTGGGAAGGTATCTCCCGTGGCTCCGTGTATCAAAAAATTCACCATGGTAAGCTTGCTAAGTACATGGTGAAGAAAGAAAAAAATAAAGGACGTGTAAGCCTGCGGTACCTGATGTACAAAACCGACCAGGTTCGTGAGTCTCTTGGTCATTCCAACTTCCGCGTCATTGTTGGTCAGTAAGTTCGATTATGAGAACTTTCTAAGGGGCTTGCATGTTTGATTATAAGATTTCCAAACATCCACACTTTGACGAAGCCTGCCGGGCTTTCGCGCTGCGTCACAATATGGCGAAGCTGGCAGAACGCGCAGGAATGAATGTCCAGACGCTGCGCAATAAGCTGAACCCGGAGCAACCGCATCAACTTACGCCGCCGGAGATCTGGCTGCTGACTGATATCACAGAAGACTCAACGCTGGTTGACGGTTTTCTGGCTCAAATCCATTGCCTGCCGTGCGTGCCATTGAATGAAGTGGCAAAAGAGAACCTGCCGCATTACGTCATGAGTGCAACTGCGGAGATTGGGCGTGTAGCTGCAGGCGCAGTATCCGGTGATGTGAAAACCAGTGCAGGCCGCCGTGATGTGATCAATAGCATTAACTCTGTTACGCGCCTTATGGCACTTACTGCAGTTTCATTGCATGCGCGTTTGCAGGCTAATCCGGCGATGGCAAGCGCAGTAGATACCGTGACGGGCCTCGGCGCTTCGTTTGGTCTGATCTGAGGTGGTTATGCTGACTAAAGAACCATCTTTTGCATCACTGCTCGTTAAGCAAAGTCCTGCAATGCACTGCGGTCATGGCTGGATTATGGGGAAGGATGGCAAGCGCTGGCATCCGTGCCGCTCTCAGGATGCGTTGCTGGCTGAGCTGTCCGCTAAAAAGCAGGGGAAACCATGGCTATTGAAGGCGATGCTGCGACTGTTCCGCTAAGCGCTGGCCTCCGTCTTAATGGGTTAAACCACATCGCGGAATTAAGGGCGAAAGTGTTTGGCTTAAATATTGATTCAGAACTGGATCGCTTTATTAGCGATATGCGGGACCAACGGGATATTAACCATGAGCAGAATAAACGCGCACTAGCCGCAATATTCTTTATGGCAAAGATTCCGGCGGAACGTCATAGCGTCAATGTTAGTGAACTGACGACTGACGAAAAGCGGGAGCTGATTAAAGCAATGAACCATTTCCGTACAGTGGTGAGTTTATTTCCAAATCGGCTAGCCATGCCGAATTAACCAACAACCGAAATTAAAGGCGTAAACCCGCCGGGCTTCTTATTGCCCAAATTCAGGAGAAACAACAATGCGAAATATTGAAATCCGAATCACCAAAACAGGACCAGATGATGCTGGCCTTAACCAGATGCTGACTGATGCACGCATGGAAGAACGCCGTGGACGCGCTGATGTGATGGCAGCACGTCTGGACTCTTTGGCTGCCCGTATCGTGTCACGTCAGCTTAACCACACGGAAGCGGCTGAGCTGCTGCGTCAGGAAGCGGTGAAGATTCAGAACGAAGCGCAGGAGATCCACTGATGGCTGATTCAATGGACCTCGTACAGCAGCGCGTTGAAGAAGAACGCCAGCGCCACATTCACACCGCCCGCAATAAAACGCCGGGCGTTTCCCGTGTTCTCTGCATTGATTGCGATGCACCGATCCCGCCAGCACGCCGCCGCGCCATTCCGGGCGTGCAGTGCTGCGTCACCTGTCAGGAAATCGCAGAGCTGAAAGGCAAACACTACAATGGAGGTGCTGTATGAATACCGATAAGATGACAATTAGCCAACGTGCAAATCAATGGCTTGATAATGACTACTTATTTATTGATACCGAAACGACCGGGTTGGGTGATGATGCGGAAATAGTTGAAATATGCATTATTGATAGTCATGGGTTTATTATGCTTAATACGCTTATTAAGCCCACTAAGCCTATCCCTGATGAAGCAATAGCAATTCATGGAATTACTAATGAAATGGTTGCTTTTGCCCCTGCTTGGACTGATATATGCGGGGCAGTGGAGGAACTATTTCGGCGCTTTGGGTTTGTTATCTATAACGCCGATTTTGATCTCCGGTTAATTCGTCAGACCTACGCATTGAATGAAAGACCTTCTGAAGGTGCGCCATGGATGCTTGCTGCTCATTCTGTTTGCGCGATGAAGCTTTATGCAGAGTATCGAGGCGAGCCGGGACGATTTAATGGCTATAAATGGCATAAGCTGGTTGATGCTGCTGCGCATGAAGGTGTTGTAGTTGAAGGTAAGGCGCACCGTGCTTTAGCTGATTGCAAAATGACGTTAGGGCTTGTCCGTGCTCTGGCTAAAGGTGGTGCTAAATGAGCGCCATCCTGAAATGGGCGGGAAATAAAACCGCCATCATGCCGGAACTGATTAAGCATCTGCCTGCAGGTCAGCGACTGGTGGAGCCGTTCGCCGGTTCCTGTGCTGTGATGATGGCAACAGACTATCCTCATTATCTTGTCGCGGATATTAATCCAGATCTTATCAATCTCTATAAAAAAATTTCCCTTGATTGTGAAGCTTTCATATCACGCGCAAAGAGTATTTTTGCGATTGCGAATAGAGAAGTTGCTTATTACAACATTAGGCATGAATTTAATCATTCCTCTGAAATTACTGATTTCATGAAAGCAGTATATTTCCTTTATCTCAATCGTCATGGTTATCGTGGACTGTGCCGCTATAACCTGAGCGGTCATTTTAATGTCCCTTACGGTAATTATAAAAATCCGTACTTCCCTGAAAACGAAATACGTGCTTTTGCAAAAAAGGCACAACGCGCAACGTTTATCTGCGCCAGCTATGATGAGACGCTGGCAATGCTGCGGGCGGGGGATGTGGTTTATTGTGATCCGCCATATGACGGCACATTTAGCGGTTATCACGCTGCCGGTTTTACCGGGGACGATCAGTACCATCTGGCGTCTATTCTTGAACGCCGGTCATCAGAAGGTCATCCGATTATTGTGTCCAACAGCGACACCTCTCTGACACGTTCCTTATATCGTAATTTCACCCGCCACCGCATCATCGCAAAGCGCAGCATGGGCGTGGCTGCCGGTGATAGTAAAACTGCAGTAGAAATCATCGCCACAAAATCAGCATGCTGGTTTGGTGTTGATTTGGCGTCTGGTCCTGATATCTCGGTGGAAACTGAGGTGCGGGCGTGGCAGTGAGTAAATTCACATTACATAATGCACCAACCACCGGCGGTTCGAATGAGGCCGCCGTGGTCTTTCCATGGAATACCCCAAAAAAAGCGGTTAACCCGTATCTGGACCCGGCGGAAGTTGCGCCGGAGTCTGCGCTTTCAAACCTGATCGCTCTTTACGCTGCGGATAACGAGCAGGAGCAGTTGCGCCGTGAGACGCTGAGCGATGAGGTCTGGGAACGCTATTTCTTCAATGAATCCCGAGATCCTGTCCAGCGTGAAATAGAGCAGGATCGGCTGATTAGCCATGCCAAAACGGCGCGTGAGCAGCAGCGTTTTAATCCCGATCTGGTCATTATTGCCGACGTGGGCGCCCAACCGGCGCATATCAGCAAGCCGCTACTTGAACGGATTAAATATTTCCATAGCTTGGGCAGAGCAAAAGCTTATTCCCGCTACCTGCGCGAAACAATCAGGCCGTGTCTTGAGCGGCTGGAGCGCGTGCGTGACAGCCAGGTGTCTGCGTCTTTCCGGTTCATGGCGAGCCACGACGGGCTGGAGGGGCTGCTGGTACTCCCTGAAATGAATCAGGATCAGGTCAAACGCCTATCCACGCTGGTTGCGGCACATATGAGCATGTGTCTTGATGCGGCCTGCGGTGATCTGTTTGTCAGTGACGATGTTAAACCAGAAGAAATCCGCCAGGCATGGGAAAGGGTTGCTGCAGAAGCCATGCGCCTTGAGGTCATCCCGCCAGCCTTTGAGCAGTTGCGCCGCAAAAAGCGCCGCCGTAAGCCGGTGCCTTATGAACTGATCCCACCGTCGCTGGCCCGTATGCTGTGCGCGGACTGGTGGTGTCGCAAATTGTGGCAGATGCGCTGCGAGTGGCGGGAGGAGCAGTTGCGCGCCGTCTGCCTGGTCAACAAGAAAGCCTCACCGTATGTCAGCTACGAAGCCGTGATCCACAAACGCGAGCAGCGCCGCAAATCGCTGGAGTTCTTCCGCTCGCATGAGCTGATCAACGAAGACGGCGACACGCTGGACATGGAAGACGTGGTGAACGCCAGCAACAGCAACCCGGCGCACCGCCGTAATGAAATGATGGCCTGTGTTAAGGGGCTGGAGCTGATCGCGGAAATGCGTGGAGATTGCGCGGTGTTTTATACCATCACCTGCCCGTCACGCTTCCACGCAACCCTCAACAACGGCAGGCCTAATCCGAAGTGGACCAGTGCCACGGTCCGGCAGAGCAGTGACTATCTGGTTGATACATTCGCCGCTTTCCGCAAGGCCATGCACAAGACCGGGCTGCGCTGGTACGGCGTCCGCGTTGCAGAGCCGCACCATGACGGCACCGTGCACTGGCATCTTCTGTGCTTTATGCGCAAAAAAGACCGTCGTTCCATCACCGCGCTGCTGCGTAAGTTTGCCATCCGTGAAGACCGCGAGGAGCTGGGCGCCAATACCGGGCCGCGCTTCAAGTCCGAGCTAATCAACCCGCGCAAGGGCACGCCGACAAGCTACATCGCCAAATACATCAGTAAGAACATCGACGGGCGCGGGCTGGCTAAAGAAATCAGCAAAGAAACCGGCAGACCACTGCGTGACAGCGCCGAGCATGTCAGCGCCTGGGCGTCGCTGCACCGTGTCCAGCAATTTCGTTTCTTTGGTATTCCGGGGCGTCAGGCATACCGCGAGCTGCGCTTGCTGGCAGGTCAGGCGGCGAGAGTACAAGGCGAACGCAAAGCGGGTGCGCCGGTACTGGATAATCCGCGTCTGGATGCGGTACTGGCAGCTGCGGATGTAGGTTGCTTTGCCACCTACATCATGAAACAGGGCGGTGTACTGGTTCCCCGCAAACATCACCTTGTCCGCACAGCTTATGAGCTTAACGACGAACCGAGCGCCTACGGCGATCACGGTATCCGTATCTATGGCATCTGGTCCCCGATTGCAGAGGGCAAGATTTGCACGCACGCGATGAAGTGGAAAAAGGTTCGTAAGGCCGTTGACGTTCAGGAGGCGGCAGCCGACCAGGGCGCTTGCGCCCCTTGGACTCGTGGCAATAACTGTCCCCTTGCTGAAAATTTGTACCAACAAGGGAAAGACAAATCAGCTGATGGGGATACCAGAACGGATATCACCCGCATGGATGACAAGGAGTTGCACGATTACCTGCACTGTATGAACAAAAAAGAGCGCCGGGAACTGGCTGCAAGGTTACGCCTGGTGAAACCGAAACGGAGTAGAGACTATAAACAGCGAATTACAGACCATCAACGACAGCTGCTCGTCTATGAACTGAAGTCCAGAGGATTTGATGGCAGCGAGAAAGAGGTCGATTTACTCCTTCGCGGCGGCAGTATTCCGTCAGGAGCAGGCCTGCGTATTTTCTATCGGAACCAGCGTTTGCAGGAAGATGATAAGTGGCGGAACCTGTATTAATTACTCTGGTTAACAATTCGTGCTCTTAATAATACCAGGCATATCAGGCTGATAAGCGTAAAAAAACGTTTTACATCAGTAAGATTATTATATACTGTAAATATAAACAGTGGTTATGCATACAGTATTGCGTGTGGTGTCATAGGAGGAAAGATGCAGGACTATTTTTTGGAGTCTTTGAAGCTCCAGCGCATTGATTTTTTTCTTAAGCTTGTAGCGGCTAGTGAGTGTAGTGATGAAGAGAAGGGGCTGGCTCTGCAGTGGGTTTCTGAATTGACTGATGAACTCATGGCAAAAATCAGAAGCCACAAATACAACCGCTCAATGGATGTCATCAGCTGAGGTGACTTTTATGCGCATTGAAATAATGATCGATAAAGAGCAGAAGATTAGCCAGTCTACCCTGGACGCCCTTGAATCCGAGCTTTACCGCAATCTGCGCCCCCTGTATCCCAAAACGGTAATCCGTATCCGTAAAGGTAGCTCTAACGGTGTGGAACTGACCGGACTGCAACTGGACGAAGAAAGAAAACAAGTGATGAAAATTATGCAGAAGGTGTGGGAAGACGACAGCTGGCTGCATTGATTTTGTCAATAGACGCTTGTTTTTACTAATCAAAAAGGGTTACATATGAGTGAGAGGCGATGTCAATCAGATATCGCCTTGTTTTTTGTCAAGAAAAGAATAATAGGCTAAAAATGAAAATTAATAATGTAGCGTTACCAATATCTCTTGCTGTAATCCTAACTGGTTGCGTACCACATGCTTCTAACCGAAATATCACTGCTATTGAAGTGGTGAAGCCTGCTATTGGGCAAAGTGCTACCGCCTACATGGGCGATCCCATTATCACATCTGCTACTGGATTTAAAACGGACGTATTAGAACTTGGTGCGGCTAATGGTGCATTGTCTTCTATCGCTGCTGGTACATATTGCAGTGAGGGGAATGGAATTTACCGCAATTATCATAACCCTCAAGCTGTTGCGTTAAAAAATCTCTATGGGCAAATCGGTAACTATGTTGATTATGTTAGTTACGATGCTGCAAAAAATGAGATATCACCGCCAAATGGCACTTCTTATACTGCATCAGAAATTTCTATCAAACGTGTTCCTGATGGGCTGTGTCGAGTGAGTAACTCATTGGTTAAGACTATCGAATACAATGGAAATGCAGGCGGTGTAATGAAGTTCACCTATCGTGAATTTGCAAACGATATGGCTCGTGCAGCATTTACAACAGATTTTTCTGTAGATTCTAAGGGAAGTGATGTTATCGCTTACAAAGGTGCCAAGTTCAAAGTGAACAAGGCTGATAACTCGTCTATTTCTTATACAATTATTTCTGGCTTTGACAAGGCTGTCACGTTCTAGGTTTCACGCTTACTGAGTATGTTACGATTTTGCACATTCTGCATAAACGCGCATGTCTATGCTGCATGAGATCGCATGATCGTTTGAGGATCTTTTGTGTTAAGGCCCGCCAGTTCTGGCGGGCTTTTGCGTAGATCATGCAGGTGCATGAAAACCACTACATAAAGTGGGCAGGCGTGGCGGGGATACGAGCGCGCGCTCGCTTAGTTTTGTAACACTCTGAGTAAGGTCGCTTTTTGGAAGCAAATGGCTTGCAAATTTTTTCAATATTGAGGTAATTTGATAGGTATCGAAGGATAAATTAAGACAAGAGCAAATTCTTATTGCTTTTTGGATGACTAGGTGCAAGTTATGACAGGTAGTGTCCCAGTAGTGCTTTCTGAGTCTGAGTTAAAGTCGATCTTGACCTTAACTGAACGTTTCACATGGAACGTTGCAAGGCCAATTATTGCTTCTTTAGGGCTGCCAACAGGTAGGGGGCGTGAAGCAACAAACGAAAAAATACTAGAAAGCCTCATTGATCTTAAAAGTAAAGATAGGCAAAAGTTTGATGGCATTATGGCAAACGTAAATGACCTAATTTTTGGTCAGGTCGTTTATGGTGAAAAAGCAATATTTAGTTTGACTGTAGATAATAGTGTAATTAAAACACTAAATGACAGATTTAGTTTTCAATGGAATTTGATGAATCAACCATCATTATTGGTTGATTCGATCCTTGATGATGTCCAATTGCAAAATGCTGTAAAAAATCAACCTGAACTTGTTAACTATTCTATTCAAAATACCCAGTCAATTCTTGTTTTTTCATCTGTCAGAGAATTAGTCGTAAGAGAAAAAATTCCCCCGTCAGCACTTGCACAATACAAGCAGTTTGATGAAATTATTGCAAAACGAAAAGAAAAGCGGCAGTGTTTTGATGTCTGTATATTAGACTCTATTACTAATAAAATTCATGTTTTGGTAGATACTAATGGTAATATTATTGGTGATAATGTTACTTTTGCAAAGAGTAACATTATTCGTGAATTGTATAATCATGTCGGTTATGATTTTAAATCATCGGAAAAAGATTTTTATCCGTTGATTGAGCCAATTTTCAAACAAAATGCATTGCCTTATTCAAAATTAAGCTATAAAGTCTTTGATTTGTCATTTTTGACCAATGAGGGGACCACGCATAAAGAAAAGAAAAATGTGGCCACTAAAGACTTACGTGATGACTTGTTTAATAAGGAAGGTATCAAAGCAGTAGGCAGTATTGGTTTGTATCGTATTGGAATTAGAGTTGATAGAAATAATCCAAAACTGCAATTAGCGGATAACGTAGAGCTTATCATTCCAGGAACACTCCGCAGGCATCTGGGAGGGAGTAGTTGCTCTCCTGTTAACTATGCTATATTAAGTAAATGTATATCCAAAGATGATTTCGAAACCCTCACAAAGCTGATATTATAATTGGAGTCAGCAATGAAGGATGGTGATATGCCCAAGATCATCAAAGAAATGTGTGCGGAACGCCCTGAAATTGGGGCGTTAGCTTGCTATTTGTACGATGAAATCGAGGCAAGGGCTAAAAAATCATCTAATATAGCTTTAAGTTATAAGGATTTGTTTAATATAGCTGGTGGGTATAACAAAATTTTACAGCCAGAAACGTATGAGCAGGTTATCTATCCGGCCATCCAAATTCTTTGTAGCCCAAAGGTTGATTTTTTAAAACTCAATTATTGGTTCATTGATGATTTTCATGACCCTGTAGAACTTGAAATAGAGGAAGTTATTGAGGCGGAAATCAGTCAATCTTTAGCAAACCCATTTACAGGGGAGCTTATGTATGACTATAAGTCATTCGTCTTTCCTTTTTTTACATTAGATGAATCTAAATCAAAGGATATTATCTGATGTTAAAAATGTCTGCAGCAATGAGTTTGGCTGATATTGATAATGATATTTTTCTTCAGCGTATTAATGCTTCTATTACTCGTGTTAGATTTGCACTTCAATCGTACGATAATTTCAAACAATTTGTCAGGATTGAACTTGATTCTGCTGTAAAGGAAATAGAAGAGAATTCAAATAAGTTGAACTTCGATTTGACAGAGGATCAGCTTACTTTAATTTTATTGGCTAATATCAAAAATAAAGATATGGGTATTGAAGCATATCATGAAAGTAATCAGCGCGGACATTGTGACATTACAATAAAACTAAAGGATTATATTTGGCATGGCGAAGCCAAAAAACATACATCTTCATATAGTTATTTATTTAAAGGGTATGCTCAACTCACTGAGCGATATAGTACAGGGACCGTAAACAGCGCAAGTGGTGGATTGATTATCTATACTCGTAATAGGAAATGCAATGAAATGATGACCAACTGGAAGGCTCATTTAGATAAATCCGCACCAAGAATTCATGCCTGTAAATCTATAACAATTACTCCTTGTCAAAAAAATCCATTGGTTTTTTATAGCCAGCATGTTCACACAGTTACTCAACTGAATTATGAAGTTATTCATTATCCTGTAAATCTATATCATGAGCCTGTAGATCCGGATCTTTGAGTTCTAATGCTCATGCCTTGGTGATTTTAAACTAAAGAATAAAAGCCTGTTTGTACAGGCTTTTAAATATCATTCAATACCTAAATTATAATCTTCAAAACGCATGACATCTTCTACAAGCCAGTCGTTCAATTCCTGAAGGCGCTTCTGCAGAGGTATCAACTCGTTGCGAACAAAGACGCGGCTGGCTTTCTCCACATCCCCAAACCCCCCAACATTACTCGGCATAATCCCCATCATCTGCGGCGGCACGCGATGCGCTGCCATCATGTCATCGCGGCTCACGTTCTTGATGTTCAGAAACTCATCCTTTGCCGCCACCTCTGACAGAGGGATTATCTGAATCCCGTCCTTTTTGCCGTTGGGCGAGTACATAAACAGGTTGCGGAAGTTGCCCGGTCCTTTGGCGCTTTTCATAGCCTGGCGGATGTTGTTCACGTCCTCCTGGTTCTGCGCTGCGTCGGTCATGTACATGATAAATCCCGCATGGCTGCCGTTGATGTAGTACTTCCGGCGGAACAGCGTGGCAGACTCGTTTAGCAGGGCTGATGGAATGGCAGAAAGGTAACCCGGTAGTCCATAGATCTCCTGGTTAATGTCCGGTTCCATCAGGTGAAAGATGCTGCCTTTGGTGAACTCGTAGGGCTGCGTGGTCATGCCATACTGCACAAACCAGTAGGTGTTGAGGTCAACGCCTCGCCGTGTGTACTTCGCCAGTGCTGGCTCAAGTGAGAGAACGCCGCCGAGCCGGTTCGTGCGTTTCTCCAGGTAGGCGTTACCAAAAACCAGATAGTCCTGCACAAAACGTGAAAAAGCCTGCTGGCTGAGCAGCGGGTGAGGGATGTAAGTGCTGGTCAGAATGTTGCATTTCACCGCAATTGGTGAGCTGTGATGTATGGCTGCGCGGAAGGTGCGCGCCAGCCCGTCGAAACTCACTGGTGGCTCATACCAGCGGTCCATCTGTACGCATTCCACATAGTCCAGTAATTCGCGGCGGTCCAGAACAGGAACGGGATCACCGAAGCTGAATGCTTCGGCTGAAGTTTGGCTTTTATGCTTGAGCTGATTCGTCGCCGCAGCGCGGTTTTTCTTACTCTTTCCCATCAAAAAATCTCCACAATATTACTGGTATTGGCGGACTCGCCCTGCAGTGGTTCGTTAAACAGTGCGTGCATTGTTGCCCAGGCCAGATCGGCGTGGCTGGCTTCTTCGCTGCGGCTGGCTTCATAGGTCGGGCGGTTGCCGCTGGCGGTGGTGGCGCGACGGATTGCCATAAATGATTGCGCAATGTCGGTGTGCCCGGCGTCAAACTCCAGACGGCGGTGGCTGATAATGTCGTAGGCCTTGAGTACCAAGGCGTTTTTAACGTTGGGGTTGTAGACAAACTCCCGGACGGCAGGAAAGAACGCTTTCACATTCTCGTAAACCCCGTGACCAACGCCGGTCGAGTCGATACCTATGTATGTTACGTTGTACTGTTCAGTCAGTTTTTTGATGGCGTCAGCCTGGGCGCGGAAGTCCATCCCGCGCCACTGGTGACGCTCAAGAATGCGAAACTTACCGCCTGGCACGGCTGGCGGTGCCACCACCACGCATCCGGCGCTGTCGCCGTTCTGCGTACCTTTTGCCGGGTCATAACCGATCCACACTTCGCGCCAGCCAAACGGGCGCAGGGCCAGAGCATGAAAGTCGGTCCAGACTTCCCAGCTGTCCACCATGCACGCCTGCAGCTCGCTGAGCGGAAACACGGACGCGAGATCGTCCACAAACTCGCACATCAGCAGGTTCTGGTATTCGTCCGGGCTGTACTCCATGCGCAACTGGTCAAGGTCGAACAGGTTACAGCCGCCGCGCACCGCATCTTCCACGGTGACTATCTGGCGGTATTGCCCGTCTGCGCACAGCAGGCCGGGGGCCAGATTGCTGTGGGACAGGTCGATGTCCACCTTGTCGGCTTTGCTGCGCCCACGGTTGAACAGCGCACCGGACCAGAACGGATAAGCACTGTGCGTCAGGCTGGATGGCGTGGAAAAATAGGTTTGTCGCCATTTTTTGTGAATAGCCATACCGGAAGCCACTTTGCGCAGCTCCTGGAATTTCGGTATCCAGAAATATTCATCCAGATACAGGTTGCCGTGGTAACTCTGGGCTGTGCGGGCATTGGTGCCGAGGAAGTAAAGCGTGGCCCCGTTAGGAAGCACCATCGGATCGCCTTTCAGCTCCACCTCGACTTCTTTAGCGAAGTCGATGATGTACTGCTTAAAGACGTGAGCCTGTGCCTTACTGGCGGAAAGGAAAATCTGGTTACGTCCGGTAAGCAGGGCGTCAATCAGGGCTTCACGGGCAAAGTAAAAGGTCGCGCCGATCTGGCGTGACTTCAGCAGGTTACGGATGCGGTTGATTTTTCCGGCTTCCCACCAGTGGCGCTGGTAGTTGAACATGGAGGAATGGAAGATTTCTTCCAGCTTCTCAATTTGTTCATCGGTGAAGACATTCTTTTCCGGCTGACGGCGCGGGCCTTTGTTGCGGTTGGCGACGTTTGGGTTTAAGTCGGCTTCGTTGCCGCCATTGTTAAACTTGCCGATCCGCGCGTGGCGTTCAGACTGGCGCGCCAGCAGGTCAATCTCTTTGAAATCTTTCCCTTCTTTCTGCTCCTTCATAATGAGCTGGCAGTAGCGTGCGGCGGTGGTGAGCTGCATCTGATCCAGCGGCCCATAGTCGCCCCACTTGTCGCGTTTTTTCCAGCTGTGAACGGTTGCAACTTTTTCGCCCAGCATTTCAGCAATGCGGGCTACGCGGTATCCCTGAAAGTACAGCAGCATGGCCTGCCTACGGGGATCGAGGTCTGCGGGGGTCAGTGTCGTGTTCATGGCCCAAACATACGGCCTTGGATGGCTGCTTTCCCCGGCTGCGGTTTGTGTGGTTTACCGTACAAATACAGCGCGTTGTCTCACTCCCCCTATCACCGCAAACATAAGGCTCCAGTAAGTTATTTCTAACGGAGCACGGCTCATGACAGTGAAAGCAAAGCGTTTCCGCATCGGGGTGGAAGGTGCCACCACTGACGGGCGCGAGATCCAGCGTGAATGGCTGGTACAGATGGCTGCCAGCTACAACCCGACGGTCTATACCGCGCTGATTAACCTTGAGCACATCAAGTCTTATCTGCCGGAGAGCACTTTTAACCGCTATGGCAGGGTGACGGGGCTGGTTGCAGAAGAAATTCAGGACGGCCCGCTGGCGGGCAAGATGGCACTTTATGCCGATATCGAACCCACTGACGCCCTGGTGGAACTGGTGAAAAAAGGCCAGAAGCTTTTCACCTCCATGGAGGTCAGCACGAAGTTTGCCGACACCGGCAAAGCCTACCTTGTGGGGCTGGGTGCGACGGACGATCCTGCGAGCCTTGGTACCGAAATGCTGGCTTTCAGCGCCAGCGCCGCACATAACCCGCTGGCAAACCGTAAGCAGAACCCTGAAAACCTGTTTTCGGAAGCTGTCGAAACGCTGATCGAACTGGAAGAGGTCCAGGACGAAAAGCCGTCCCTCTTTGCCCGCGTCACCGCGCTGTTCACCAAAAAAGAGCAGACCGATGAGGCGCGTTTCTCCGATGTGCATAAATCCGTGGAACTGGTCGCCTCCGAGCAGCAGAACCTGAGCGAGCGCACTGATAAATCCCTGTCCGAACAGGACAAGCGCCTTTCTGAGCTGGAGTCCTCCCTGCAGGAACAGCTGGCCGCCTTTGCCGAGCTTGAGCAGAAGCTTAGCAGCGAAGACAGCCGTAAAGACTACCGCCAGCGCGCGCCGGGCGGTGACGCACCGGCAGGCACCCTGACCAATTGCTGATGGAGCATAAAACCCGATGAAAAAGAAAACCCGCTTTGCCTTTAACGCTTACCTGCAGCAGTTGGCGCGCCTGAACAGTGTGGAGGTTGAAGAACTCTCCAGCAAGTTTACCGTGGAGCCGTCCGTGCAGCAGACGCTGGAAGACCAGATCCAGCAGTCCGCCGCTTTCCTGACGCTGATTAACATCACGCCGGTCACTGAGCAGTCAGGGCAGTTGCTGGGGCTGGGCGTTGGCAGCACCATTGCCGGAACCACCGATACCACCACCAAAGAGCGCGAGCCTACCGATCCGACGCTGATGGAAGACGTGGAATACAAATGCGAGCAGACCAACTTTGATACGGTGCTGACCTACGCAAAACTGGACCTGTGGGCGAAATTCCAGGACTTCCAGGTGCGTATCCGCAACGCTATCGTCAAACGTCAGGCGCTGGACCGCATCATGATTGGCTTTAACGGCGTGAAGCGCGCCAAAACCTCCAATCGTGCTGAAAACCCGCTGCTGCAGGACGTCAATAAAGGCTGGCTGCAGAAAATCCGCGAAGACGCGCCGGATCACGTCATGGGCAGCAAAACCACAGAAGACGGCACCACTACTGCGGAACCGGTAAAAGTAGGTCTGGGTGGTAAGTATGTAAATCTTGACGCGGTGGTGATGGATACCGTCAACGAGCTGATAGATGTGGAGTATCAGGATGATGACGAACTGGTTGTTGTCTGTGGTCGTGAATTGCTTTCTGACAAGTATTTCCCGCTAGTCAACAAAGAGCAGGACAACAGCGAGAAAATCGCCGCCGATCTGATCATCAGCCAGAAACGCATGGGCGGCCTGCAGGCTGTGCGCGCGCCTTTCTTCCCGGCAAATGCCCTGCTGATCACCCGTCTGGATAACCTGTCCATCTACTGGCAGGAAGACACCCGCCGTCGTTCTGTTATCGACAACCCGAAACGTGACCGGATTGAAAACTTTGAATCCGTCAACGAGGCGTATGTGGTCGAGGACTACCGCTGCGCGGCGCTGGTAGAAAACATCGAAATCGGTGATTTCAGCGCGCCTGCCGCACCGGAAGGTGGGGAATAACGCATGAGCCTGAGTCTCGCACGGCAGCACCGCCTGCGCATTCAGGCCGAACAGGCCGCCCGTGAGGGCGGCAGTGTTCGCCATGCGTCGGGCTATGACCTGATGCTGCTGCAGCTGGCAGAAGACCGCCGCCGCCTCAAGGGCGTCCAGTCCACGGTGAAAAAGGCGGAAATCAAGGTGGAGCTGCTGCCGAAATATTCCGCCTGGGCGGAGGGCGTGCTGGCTGCCGGAGGTGCGCAGCAGGATGACGTGCTGATGTACGTGATGCTGTGGCGTATCGATGCCGGTGATTATGCCGGTGCGCTGGAAATCGGGCGTCATGCGCTGCGTCATGGCTGGGTGATGCCGCTGGGCAACCGTAACGTGCAGACCGTGCTGGCAGAAGAAATGGCAGACGCGGCGCAAGGCGCTCTGCTAGCCGCAGCCGGTTTTGATGCCGATCTGCTTTTGCAGACACTGGACCTGACAACCGATCTGGATATGCCGGACCAGTCGCGGGCGCGTCTGCATAAAGCCATCGGCGCTGTACTGAGCGAAAGCAACCCGGCATCTGCCCTGAATCACCTTACCCATGCGCTGCAGCTCGATCCCCGCTGCGGTGTGAAAAAAGAAAAGCAGCAGCTGGAGCGCAGACTGCGCAATGACAGCCGCTAACGAACGTGCCCCGCGCACGGGCGGCACGGGGTGGCGAAAGGCACTGCCACATCAAAATTCCGTCCACCGCCCACTTATTCAGGAGAAAGTCGCATGAAGTTTGTTGCGCCCGAACAGGCACCGGAACAGGCGGAGGTCATCAAAAATACGCCGTTCTGGCCTGATGTGGACCTGTCGGAATTTCGCAGTGTGATGCGCACTGACGGCACGGTGACGCAGCCGCGTTTAAAGCAGGTCGTGCTGACGGCGATCTCTGAGGTTAACGCTGAGCTGTACGACTTCCGCAACCGTCAGCAGATGCAGGGCTGGCGGACACTTGCTGAGGTTCCCGCAGAAATGCTGGACGGTAAAAGCGAGCGTATCCGGCACTACCACAACGCTGTTTTTTGCTGGGCGCGCGCTGTGCTTAATGAGCGTTATCAGGACTATGACGCCACGGCGTCAGGCGTGAAGCGAGGGGAGGAGCTGGCGGAGGCCAGCGGCGATCTGTGGCGTGATGCCCGCTGGGCCATCAGCCGGGTGCAGGATGCACCGCACTGTACGGTGGAGCTTATCTGATGAAGGTGCGTGCGCATCAGTATGACACGGTGGACGCGCTTTGCTGGCGTCATTACGGGCGCACGCAGGGTGTCACTGAGCAGGTTCTGCAGGCAAATCCGGGGCTGGCTGAGTACGGCCCACTTTTACCGCACGGGCTGCAGGTGGAGCTGCCGGACATTACGGCGTCAACCACGGCGCAGACCGTCCAGCTATGGGACTGAATTATGACGCTTGAACGAATCAGCGCCTTTATCACTTACTGCATTGCCGTGCTGCTGGCATGGCTGGGCGATCTGTCGCTCAAGGATGCGTCAACGGTTGGCGGCGTACTGATTGGTGTGCTGATGGTGGCTATCAACTGGTACTACAAACACCAGTCTTTCAAATTGTTACGTGGCGGCAAGATTTCGCGGGGGGAATATGAATCCTTCAATCGTTAAGCGCTGCCTTGTCGGGGCGGTGCTGGCTATCGCAGCCACGCTGCCCGGATTTCAGTCGCTTCATACCTCCGTTGAGGGGCTGAAACTGATCGCCGATTACGAGGGATGCCGCCTGCAGCCTTATCAGTGCAGTGCGGGCGTCTGGACTGACGGGATCGGCAATACGTCCGGTGTGGTGCCTGGAAAAACCATCACGGAACGGCAGGCGGCGCAGGGACTTATCACCAACGTGCTGCGCGTGGAGCGAGCACTGGATAAATGTGTGGTGCAGCCGATGCCGCAAAAGGTCTATGACGCGGTGGTGTCGTTTGCTTTCAACGTGGGCACCGGCAACGCCTGCAGCTCCACGCTGGTTAAGTTGCTGAACCAGCGGCGCTGGGCGGATGCCTGCCATCAGCTGCCGCGCTGGGTATATGTCAAAGGTGTGTTTAATCAGGGGCTGGACAACCGCCGCGCGCGGGAAATGGCCTGGTGCTTAAAAGGAGCATAACGGAATGAAAAAGAAAGTCATGAGCGTTTTTTTCCAGTTGGCATGGGCTGCGCTGTTGGTAATCAGCCTGCTGTATCCGCGCAGCGGTGCGCCGGTTCTGGTTGGTGCGTCTGTCTGGGTGTCATGCTTCCTCGCCTGGCTGCTTGCTGCGCTGTGCGCTGTCGGGTGGTTCGCCGGAGATCGGGCGCGCGATGAGGTCAGGGCGGCATTAATCAAATTCAGGGCGCACCCCGTAAAACCCGTGCGTACATGGGCTATCAGGCTGCTTATTGTTCTGTGCCTGGCGTTTTCGGGATGGGTGATCACCCTGGTGTTTTACCTGCTGACGCTGGTTTTGTATCAGATTGCCCGCTCACAGCTTCATGAGCCGATGGCGGCCTGATGCGTGCGCTGGCGGTAGTGCTGGCGCTGGCACTTGCGGCGCTGGGCTGGCAGTCGTGGCGGTTAAACAATGCCAGCCACACCATCGAAACGCAGGGCGCGGCGCTGAAAAGCAAAACGCAGGAGCTGACGAAGAAAAACAGCCAGCTGATCGGCCTGTCCATTCTGACCGAAACCAACAGCCGGGAGCAGACGCGGCTTTATGCGGCAGCGGAACAGACCACCGCACTGCTGCGAAGCCGTCAGCGCCGGATCGAGGAACTGAAACGTGAAAACGAGGATTTGCGCCGCTGGGCTGACACTCCTTTGCCTGCTGACATTATCCGGCTGCGGGAGCGTCCGGCCCTCGCCGGAGGTGCAGCTTACCGTGAGTGGCTGTCCCAGAGTGACGCAGTGCCGCCTGGAAAGGTCAGCGCCGAGCAGTAACGGCGATCTGAATGCGGTGCTGGATGAAACCGAGGCCGCCTGGGCGGTCTGTGCTGACAAAGTGGACACAATTATTGCGTGTCAGGAGCGAGACAGTGAACAAACCGCAGTCCTTACGCAGCGCCCTGAATAAAGCGGTTGCCTATGTCCGGGACAACCCGGACAAGCTGCACCTTTTCGTTGATAACGGCTCACTGGTGGCAACAGGAGCCAGTTCCATGTCATGGGAATACCGCTACACCCTGAACGTGGTGATCGAGGATTTCAGCGGCGACCAGAATCTGCTGATGGCCCCAGTCCTGCTGTGGCTCAGTACCAGCCAGCCGGACGCCATCAACAACCCGGATCTACGCGAAAAACTGTTCACCTTTGAAGTGGATATTCTGCGAAACGATGTGTGCGATATCAGCATGAACCTGCAACTGACTGAGCGTGTGCTGGTCAGCACTGACGGCAGCGTATCGAGCGTTGAAGCGGTGCCGGAGCCGGACGAACCCGAAGAAATGTGGACGGTGAAACGTGGATGAGCTGCAGAAGGTGGATGACTGGCTGACGGCGCTGCTGGCGAATCTGGAGCCTGCCGCACGCAACCGTATGATGCGGCAACTGGCGCAACAGTTGCGCCGGACGCAGCAGCAGAACATCAGGCTGCAGCGTAATCCCGACGGCAGCGGCTATGAGCCACGCAGGGTGACAGCCCGTAGCAAGAAGGGACGTATCAAACGCCAGATGTTTGCCAAATTGCGCACAACTAAATATCTTAAAACCGCCGCAACTGCGGACTCTGCCAGCGTTGAGTTTGCTGGGCAGGTGCAGCGTATTGCCCGTGTACACCACTACGGCCTGCGCGACAGAATTACAAAATTAGGTCCCTTAAAAAAGTATCCTGAACGGAGACTGCTTGGACATACCAACAATACTGTAGAATTAGTTAAAAGCATTATGTTAGATTATATGAAACGTTAAAACATAAGGGGTCCAAAAATGGGGTTGCAGGATGAATTAAATCTAGCAAAGAAAGAAATATCTAAAGATAGCTTTGATATGTCAGTTGGGGAGCTGAGTCGTATTTATGAAAGAAATGAAGTTATAATTAATCCAAATTATCAAAGGTTGTTTAGATGGGATGAATCACAGAAAACTCGTTTTATTGAGTCATTATTGTTAGGTATTCCTATTCCTCCTATATTTGTATTTACCGATGAGAGTGGGAGATGGGAGGTTATTGATGGCTTGCAAAGGCTGTCTACTATATTTGAGTTTTCAGGTGTGTTAAAAAAAGACGATGGGACTTGTCATCCTCAGTTCATTCCTTCTGGAACAAGACTGCTACCTTCCCTTGATGGTATGAAGTGGGAAAAAGAATCAGAAGACGATGAAAAGGTTATTCCTTTATCTATTCGTTTGGATTTTGAACGTTCTCGGTTGCGAGTGGAAATACTTAAAAAGGAAAGTGATGAAAAGACTAAATATGAGTTATTTGAAAGGTTAAATACAGGTGGTTCTAGACTCACAGATCAAGAAGTGCGTAATTGCATCATGGTTATGCTTAATCCGGAATTATTCGAAAAACTTAATAAACTAAGTCAGTATGCTAGCTTCAAGGAAGTAACCCTTCAAACTGAAAAATCTATATCAGAACAGAAGCCATTGGATCTTACGTTGCGTTTTCTTGCCTATAGATACTCTCCTTTTGATAAAAGCGTAGATATAAATGAATGGTTAAATAATATTTCTCGAAATATTGCATCGGATAAAAATTATAACATAGATGCTGAGAGTGATTTATTTAAGAGAACGTTTGATGTTTTAGCTAAAACTACAGGTCAGAATTCGTTTAAGAAATATGATGGCAATAACTTCTCAAGAGGTTTTTTAATTTCTGCTTATGAGGTTATTACACAGGGTATTGCTGCGAATATTGATAAGTATGAAAAGCAGTCAGCGGATTATGTCGAAGAGAAAATCAAAGCAATCTGGAATAATCCTGAATTTACAAACTATGCTCGGGCTGGAGTTAATGCGCCAAGTCGTTTGATTAATACCCTGCCTAAAGCTCCAGTTTGGTTTGACTAAAATGGAAATAAGAACCGCTGAAATGTTGAGCCGAGAGTTGACGAATGAACTTTCTTGGCGAACTAAAGAGATAATACAGTTACGCATGGAGGCAAAAGCAAAAGAGGGGTCTCTAAAGAAAACAATCATCAGGTCTGGTGTTGCGATATCATATTCCCATTGGGAAGGTTTTGTCAAAAACGCAACCGAGTATTTTTTGAATTTCCTTAATTATCAAAAAATACATGTGGAGTCCTTGAAATTAGTTTATATGACCCATGCCCTTAAAAAAGAGATTCATGGATTTTCTGAAACTAAGGATGTTGATACATGTATAAGGTTTTTAACTGCATTGATAGAGAAAAAGACTAATATAGCAGTGATAAGGCATGAAAACTATGTTGATACCGAGTCTAATTTAAGTTCTAAAGTTTTCGATAACATCGCTAAGTCTATTGGTATCGACACTCATCAATACAAGGCCTTTTATCCTTATATTGATGAGTCAATAGTGAGTGCGAGGAACAATATTGCACACGGGGAGCGCTTGATTGTTGAGCAGGTTAGTTTTGAACAACTAACTGAAAAAGTACTCGCTCTAATGAATATGTACAAAAATGATATTGAAAATATAGTTGTTACAAAGGAATACTTAATATCCATTTAGTTAATTCCTTGTTTCATCCTTCATACAAATCATCCATCTTTTGCGTTCATGACCTTTATTACAAAATAAAGGCATGAACGCACAACTGACCGAAATCATGCGCCTTATCACCAACCTGATCCGCACCGGCACCGTGACCGAAGTGGACAGGGAAAACTGGCTGTGCCGGGTGAAAGTGGGTGAGCTTGAAACTAACTGGATTAACTGGCTGACGCTGCGTGCCGGTAGTGCCCGTACATGGTGGTGCCCGTCGCCGGATGAGCAGGTGGTGGTGCTGAGCATGGGCGGCAATCTGGAAACCGCTTTTGTGCTGCCCGCCATCTACTCCAATCAGTTTGCGCCACCGTCGGATTCTGTGGACGGCTGCGTGACGGAGTACCCGGACGGGGGCTGGTTTGAGTACGAACCCGCCACCGGGAGGTGGCATGTCCGGGGTATCAAATCCATGGTGATCGAGGCGGCGGACAATATCACCCTAAAAACCGGTGAGTTTGTGGTGGAGGCTGACACAACACGCATTAACAGCGAGGTGGTGATCAACGGCGGCGTCACCCAGGGCGGCGGCGCAATGAGTTCTAACGGGGTCGTGATGGATAAACACGGTCACACTGGCGTTAAGTCAGGCGGGGATACATCGGGAGGTCCGGTATGACGTTGTATATCGGTATGAGCAGGAATGACGGGCAGGTCATTGCAGATACCGACCATCTGCGCCAGTCGGTGCGGGATATTCTGCTGACGCCGCAGGGCAGTCGTCTTGCTCGCCGGGAATATGGCTCCCTACTGTCAGCCCTGATTGACCAGCCGCAGAACCCGGCACTGCGCCTGCAGATTATGTCTGCAGTCTATGTGGCGCTGAACCGCTGGGAGCCGCGCCTTACGCTGGACTCCATCACCATCAACGGCAATTTTGACGGCTCTATGGTGGTTGAGCTTACCGGGCAGCGCAACAACGGCGCGCCGGTTTCACTTTCGGTAACTACAGGAGCAGACAATGGCAGTGATTGACCTTTCCCGGCTGCCCGCGCCGCAGATAGTGGACGTGCCGGATTTTGAGACGCTGCTGGCTGAGCGCAAGGCCGCTTTTGTGGCTCTTTATCCTGTGGATGAACAGGACGCGGTGCGGCGCACGCTGGCGCTGGAATCTGAACCCGTCACCAAGCTGCTGCAGGAAAGCACATACCGCGAAATCCTGCTGCGCCAGCGTATTAACGAGGCTGCGCAGGCGGTGATGGTGGCCTATTCGATGGGAAATGATCTTGAGCAGCTGGCAGCCAACTGCAACGTGAAACGCCTGACGGTAGTGCCTGCTGATAAGGATGCAGTACCGCCGGTCGCCGCAGTGATGGAAGATGATGAGGCGCTACGCCAGCGCATCCCTGCTGCGTTTGAGGGGTTGTCGGTTGCTGGCCCGACGGGAGCCTATGAATTTCACGCCAGAAGTGCGGACGGACGTGTGGCAGATGCCAGCGCAACCAGTCCGGCTCCTGCAGAGGTGGTACTTACCGTGCTGAGCCGGGAGGGTGACGGTACAGCAGTAAAAGATCTGCTGGATGTGGTTGAAAAAGCCCTGAACAGTGAGAGTGTACGCCCGGTGGCTGACCGTCTGACGGTTCGTAGTGCGGAGATCATACCGTACCGGGTGGAGGCTACCATTTTTCTTTATCCGGGGCCGGAAGCGGAGCCTGTTATGGTGGCGGCAAAAGCCAGCCTGCAGAGGTACATCGCCAGTCAGACGCGGCTGGGACGTGATATCCGCCGCAGCGCCATTTATGCCGCGTTGCACGTGGAGGGCGTCCAGCGTGTGGAGCTGACGTCCCCTCTGGAGGATGTGGTGCTGGATAAGACACAGGCGGCATCCTGTACCGAATGGAGCGTTACCAACGGGGGTACGGATGAATAGTCTGTTGCCGCCGGGTTCGTCGCCGCTTGAGCGCCGACTGGCGCAGACCTGCAGCGGGATTTCCGATCTGCAGATATCGCTGCGTGATTTGTGGAACCCGGCAACCTGCCCGATCAGATTCCTGCCTTATCTGGCCTGGGCGTTTTCCGTTGACCGCTGGGATGAAAGCTGGACAGAAAATGTCAAACGCCGTGTGGTGCAGGATGCTTTCTATATCCATCAGCATAAAGGAACAACCAGCGCCGTGCGGCGTGTGGTTGAGCCGTTCGGCTTCCTGATCCGCATCATTGAGTGGTGGCAGACCGGCGAAACGCCGGGGACGTTCCGTCTGGATATTGGCGTACAGGATCATGGTATCACCGAAGACACCTATCTGGAGCTTGAGCGCCTGATAAGCGATGCCAAACCATGCAGCCGCCACATGACAGGTATGTCCATTAATATGCAGACCAGCGGCCCTTACTGGGTTGGCGCAGCCAGCTACCTTGGCGAAGAAATCACGGTATATCCGTATATCAATGAAACGATTGTTTCCGGCGGCACCGCATATGAAGGCGGGGCAGTCCATGTTATTGACACAATGAGAGTGAATCCATGAGCGCAAAATTTTATACCCTGCTGACGGAGATCGGCGCAGCGAAACTGGCAAGCGCCGCCGCGCTCGGTGTCCCGCTGAAAATTACCCATATGGCGGTGGGAGACGGTGGCGGTGTGCTGCCCACACCCAGCGCACAACAGACCGCGTTAGTTGCTGAGAGGCGCCGCGCAGCGCTGAATATGTTGTATATCGACCCGCAGAACAACAGCCAGATTATTGCTGAGCAGGTAATCCCGGAAACTGAGGGTGGGTGGTGGATTCGTGAGGTCGGCCTGTTTGATGAAACCGGTGCGCTGATCGCTGTGGGTAACTGCCCTGAGAGCTACAAGCCGCAGCTGACAGAAGGGAGCGGACGTACGCAGACCGTGCGCATGGTACTGATTACCAGCAGCACCGATAACATCACCCTGAAAATTGACCCTGCAGTAGTGTTGGCAACCCGTAAATATGTGGATGATAAGGCGCTGGAGCTGAAGGTATATGTAGACGACCTGATGGCAAAGCATCTTGCTGCGCCGGACCCGCATTCACAGTATGCGCAGAAGGACAGCCCGACACTCACAGGGATTCCAAAGGTACCGACGCCAGCGGCGGGTAACAGCACTAAACAGATTGCAAACACGGAATTTGTGGCATCGTCTATCGCGGCAATAGTGGATTCTGCGCCTGCAGCACTGGATACGCTGAACGAGCTGGCAGCGGCTCTGGGGAATGACCCGAACTTTGCCACGACGATGATAAACGCTCTGGCTGGAAAGCAACCGCTGGACAATACACTGACGAATTTAAGCGGAAAAGATATCGCCGGCCTTCTCACATACCTCGGTTTAGGCGAAACGATAAATCTGGCAAAAAATGCCGTCCCGGCGACACGGCGGGTTAACAGTAAACCACTGACCGGTGATATCACTTTGTGGGCGTCAGATGTGGGGGCCATTTCCGCCGATGCTGTTGGAGAAATTACCGATAACGGCACGATGGCATCAGCTAATGCACCCGGATGGTGGAAGGTGGCGGTGTCGAATTCTGATACGGTCGTTGATTTTCCCACCTATCCGGGTGGCAGCAAGTTGTACAGCTATGGATATCTGTTTGTTGAGAAAATCGGAGACGTCTGGTTTCAGCATTATTATGCCCATATTGGCGCGAACGCAAAGCGCCAGGACTGGGGAACTGTACCGAATACCAGTCGCCCGTGGGTTATTGACTACAACACCGCAAATAAACCGTCAGCCAGTGATGTGGGTGCATTGCCGATTACCGGAGGGCGTCTTAACGGTCCGCTAAGCATTGGTACTGATAATGCGCTGGGCGGCAATTCGATCGTTCTTGGTGATAATGACACTGGTTTTAAACAGAACGGCGATGGCGTGCTTGATGTTTACTCGAACTACACACATGTATTACGTTTCATCGGTAATCTTGTGGAGAGCATGGTTTCCCTGAAAGTAAACGGAAACGCTGTAGCTACAGGCGAAGTACAGGCAGGAAATGGCACGTCACGCATGGCTGGTAACGGGGATATTTTTGGTAATGTCTGGAACGGCTGGCTAAGTACACATCTGAATAATAATCTCGTCGCAGATATTCAATTAGGGGCTGGCACATCAGTGGCTACCTGGAACAATGCAGGTTCCTGGCCTAACACCCCCGGATATGTAGTTACCTCCGTCTGGAAAGATAATCAAGGCGAAAATATTGATGGCATTGCTTATGCGCCTTTGCAAAAAAGATTAGGTATTCAGTGGTATACCGTACAAGGGGGGACGGCATAATGAAAAAATATCAGGACATTAAAAATTTCAGACTTATTGACGCGCCCGTAAACAGGGGTAAAACTCAGTCCGAAATAAATATAGGTGCATATTTTCTGGAGTCAGAAGACGGGCAGGACTGGTATGAATGTCAGTCATTATTTTCTGATGATACCGCAAAAATCATGTACGACCATGAGGGGGTTATCTGGGGTGTTATTAATAAGCCAGTCCCGCAACGTGGAAACACATATGCTGTATCAATGCTGTGGCCGGTTAATATGTCTGTTGCGGAAATAGACGCTGCTGACTGTCCTGATGATTGCCGTGGTGATGGCTCATGGTTGTACAGAGATGGTAAGGTTTTACCCGTTCCGGTGGATTATCAGGCTAAGGCCGAAACCACCCGAGAGAAACTACTGGATGCCGCTAACAGCGCCATTGCCGACTGGCGAACCGAACTGGCGTTGGGTGAAATCAGTGACGACGATAAGGCCAGCCTGACTAAATGGATGGCGTATATCAGAGAGCTTAAATCACTGGCTTTAACAGGCATTTCAGACGAGGCCACCTTTAATAAAATACAGTGGCCTGTATTACCACAATAATAATTAATGACTGGTCGGTTTCTCCGGCCAGTCAGGGGCAGATGTATCCACCCGACTGACCAGAACGCTGTATTGTTCCCATGCTACCAGTCGCTGCTGCTCCTCATCGGTGATGATACCCAGCTTTACTGCCCGCGCCAGCGGCGTAATAACGGTCTCGGCCTCTTCGAGCAGTTTTACCTTTTTCGCTTCTACTTGCTGGCGCAGTTCTTCCGGTGTATAAACCCGCCTAATTATCTGCTCACGTTCGCTATCATACATCCAGCGTCCTGACACATCTGCCCGGCGATTAGCTGTGATATCCGGTAATTCAACAACGCTGCGCCCTTCAGGATTTATTTTCGACGCATCTTTATTGATTGCCACAATTATATTACTTTTGTCGTAGGCAACTTTTAGCGTGTCTACTGCAAAATTTTTCTGTTCCTCATACCAGTTCTTACCTTTTTCATCATACAGCCAAACCACACCAAATTTTTTAGTGAGTTGATACTGGTCAGGCGTTTTTGGATTACCGGCTACGATATTTTTTAGATGCATCATAATTAAACACTCGTCACGTTATACCACTGGTTGCCAATCAATTTTTGCATTGGACGTCTTCCGAGACCGTCAATAAGCTCATCACCATTGCCGTTAGTTGCCGCTGTCAGTACATAACCTGGTGTATCACTGAATCCCGGGCCCATCCATGCCTGTCCAGATTCATAACTACCCAGACGGAAATCCTGTACGTATCGGCTGTCGAAATTACCGTAGTCTGTTGGCGTTAATCGTCCGGTAACATTGATGGATTTTTTACTCTCCAGTGTGTCGTTCTGAAAGCGGAATACCTGAACACCATTAGCATAAATATCCAGTAGGCCATCGCCGTTTTGTTTTAAGCCGGTATCGTTATCGCCTAATACAATAGAACTACCTCCCAATATATTAGGTGTACCGATACCGAGATTACCGTTAATTACGCCACCACTAACAGGTAATGCACCGACATCACCTGCGGATGGTTTTCGTGTTGTGGTATAAAATTCAGTCCAGTCAAGTTCAAAGCCAAAATCGTCGCGTGCCGAACGGTAGGAAATACCGCCATTCTTGTAATTCACACAAAACTGCACTGCCGGACAACTGCCGATATTCATATTAAAATGCAAAATCAGCTTGGATGCACCTCCAGTAGGAACGTTGTAAACACCGCTTTTCCAGTTCCAGCCGACTGATTTGTCATTTTCCAGTGTGTAGTCTCCCGTCATCCCCAGCGCGAATGCATTCACATCAGCAGCTGACAAAGTGATATCACCGGTCAGTGGTTTACTGTTAACCCGCCGTGTCGCCGGAACGGCATTTTTTGCCAGATTTATCGTTTCGCCTAAACCGAGATTTATGAAAATGCAGAAAACGGTCGTAAATGGCATGATCCCAGCCTTTTGCGAGGGGGCCTGTTGTGCAAATTGGCTATGTACGGGTGTCAACAAATGACCAGAATACTGATTTACAGCGAAACGCGCTGAATTGCGCAGGATGTGAACTGATTTTTGAAGACAAAATAAGCGGGACCAAATCAGAAAGGCCCGGATTAAAAAAGTTGCTCAGGACGTTATCAGAAGGGGACACACTAGTTGTATGGAAGCTTGATCGCCTGGGGCGCAGTATGCGTCATCTGGTCGTTCTGGTAGAGGAGCTACGGGAGCGTGGCATTAATTTCCGCAGTCTTACGGATAGCATAGATACTTCCACACCAATGGGGCGTTTCTTTTTCCATATCATGGGCGCACTCGCTGAAATGGAGAGGGAATTAATTGTGGAAAGGACCCGCGCCGGACTTGCCGCTGCGAGGGCGCAAGGGCGAGTCGGTGGCAGGCGTCCAAAGCTCACTCCGGAGCAATGGGAGCAGGCCGGACGGTTGCTTGCCGCCGGTGAAACTCGTCATCGTGTTGGATTACTTTTTGATGTTAGCATTTCCACTCTTTACAAGAAATTCCCTGTAAATCAGTCGCGTTGAAAGTGGCGATATTGTACCAGCACTGACACATCGTGAAATACGTGCGCCGCACGCCTGGCAACCAGAACATAAGGTATCCCTGTCAACCGGAGAGACTGCCTTATGGCTCAGGATTACCACCACGGGGTGCGCGTTGTTGAAATCAACGAGGGCACCCGACCTATTACCACGGTGAGCACTGCCATCGTGGGCATGGTCTGCACCGGCGATGATGCTGATGCGTCCGTGTTCCCCCTCAATAAGCCGGTCCTGCTGACTGATGTGCTCACCTCCAGCGGTAAAGCGGGGGAGTCCGGCACGCTGGCCCGCTCGCTGGACGCGATTGCAGATCAGGCAAAACCCGTGACTGTCGTTGTGCGTGTGGCGCAGGGAGAAACCGAAGCGGAAACCACCTCCAATATTATCGGCGGCGTAACTTCCGACGGTAAGAAAACGGGCATGAAAGCGCTACTGTCGGCGCAGTCGCAGCTCGGTGTCAAGCCGCGCATTCTTGGGGTGCCGGGACATGACACTCAGGCCGTTGCTACTGAACTGCTGGGCGTGGCGCAAAGCTTGCGCGGGTTTGCCTACCTTGCTGCTAATGGCTGCAAAACGGTGGAGGAAGCTATTGCCTATCGCGAGAATTTCAGTCAGCGCGAGGGAATGCTGATCTGGCCTGATTTCATCAACTTTGACACCGTGCTGAAAGCAGACGCGACGGCTTACGCCTCCGCCCGTGCGCTCGGCCTGCGTGCCAAAATCGACGAGCAGATCGGCTGGCATAAAACCCTGTCCAATGTGGGGGTGAACGGTGTCACCGGCATTTCCGCTGATGTGTTCTGGGATCTGCAGGACCCGGCAACCGATGCGGGACTGCTGAACAAAAATGACGTCACCACATTGATCCGCAAAGACGGCTTCCGCTTCTGGGGTTCCCGTTGTCTCAGTGACGATCCGCTGTTTGCCTTTGAGAACTACACCCGCACGGCGCAGGTGCTGGCTGACACTATGGCGGAGGCGCACATGTGGGCGGTGGATGGCGTGCTTAATCCGTCGCTGGCCCGCGACATTATTGAAGGACTACGCGCCAAGATGCGCAGTCTGGTCAACCAGGGATACCTGATTGGTGGTGACTGCTGGCTGGATGAGTCTGTTAACGATAAAGACACCCTTAAAGCCGGGAAACTGACCATCGATTATGACTACACGCCGGTGCCTCCGCTTGAAAACCTGATGCTGCGCCAGCGCATCACCGATCGTTACCTGGTCGATTTTGCCAGCCGTGTCGCTGCATAAGGGGGAATCATGGCTTTACCACGCAAGTTAAAACACCTGAACCTGTTCAACGACGGGAACAACTGGCAGGGGATCGTTGAGTCTCTGACCCTGCCGAAATTTACCCGCAAGTTTGAGAAGTATCGCGGCGGCGGTATGCCGGGCGCAGTGGATGTGGACATGGGGCTGGATGACGGTGCACTGGACACGGAATTTTCAATCGGCGGTACCGAGCTGCTGTTATTCAAGCAGATGGGCAAGGCAACCGTTGACGGCATCCAGCTGCGTTTCACCGGTTCCATTCAGCGTGACGATACCGGCGAAGTGCAGGCCGTTGAGCTGGTTGTGCGCGGGCGTCATAAAGAAGTGGATTCCGGCGAGTGGAAAACCGGCGAGAGCAGCAGCACCAAAGTCAGCAGTACCAACAGCTACGCGAAGCTGACCATTAATGGTGAAGTGCTCTATGAGGTCGATCTGGTCAACATGGTAGAAATCGTTGGCGGCGTGGACCTGATGGAAGAACACCGTAATGCCCTCGGCCTCTGATTAACCTTAACGGCGCGGGCAGCCGCGCCAGTATTTCATTAACAGGATACGAACATGAGCGACAAGCTGACTGAAAAGACCGTAAAACTGGATACCCCCATCATGCGCGGTAAAACTGAAATTACCGAAATTGTGCTGCGCAAGCCTCAGTCCGGCGCACTGCGTGGCACACGCCTGCAGGCCATTATGGATATGGACGTGGGGGCAATGATGACAGTGATCCCGCGAATCTCCACCCCGACGCTGACCGCGCAGGAAATGGCAGAGCTGGACCCCGCCGATCTCACCGCGCTGTCGGTAGAGGTGGTGACTTTTTTGTTGAAGAAGTCGGTGCTTGCCGGTTTACCGACAGCCTGACGATTGATGATCTTGTGGCGGACATCGCCACCATCTTTCACTGGTCGCCATCCATCACTGACGTTATGCCGCTGACTGAGGTGCTGGCGTGGCGGCATAAGGCAATTCAGCGAAGCGGGGCCAGCGATGAGTGACAATAACCTGCGTCTGCAGGTGATTCTTAATGCGGTTGACAAGCTCACCCGCCCATTTCGATCCGCGCAGGCCAGCTCAAAAGAGCTGGCTACAGTGATTCAGCAAAGCCGCGCCCGTTTAAAAGAATTAGATGCTCAGGCGGGCCGCATTGACGGTTTCCGCAAGGCCAGCGCGCATCTGGCAGTCACCGGTAACAGCCTGAAAGCCGCACGCGAAGAAGCTGCGAAACTTGCCACGCAATTCTCTGCTACCAACCGCCCGACGGCGGCGCAGGCACGGCTGCTTGAGCAGGCAAAAAACCGCGTTACGGAGTTACAGAGCAAATATAACGGTCTACGTCAGTCGGTGCAGCGCCAGCGTCTTGCGCTCAATGAAGCCGGACTGGACACGAAAAAGCTCAGTAGTGTGCAGCGGGAACTGCGGCAGAATGCCGACGAAACCCGGCAGGCCCTGGACCGGCAGCAGAAATCCCTTAAACGCCTGGGCGAACAGCAGGCGCGAATGAACGCCGTCCGCGATCAGTATTCACGCCGTCTTGAGGTGCGGGATCGCATCGCCGGGGCAGGGGCTACCACTACGGCTGCAGGGGTGGCAATGGGCGCACCTGTTGTGGCGGCAGTTAAGAGCTACGCCAGCATGGAAGATGCCATGAAAGGCGTGGCAAAGCAGGTAAACGGGCTGCGGGACGATAATGGCAACCGCACAAAACAGTTTTATGACATGCAGGATGCCATCAAGGCCGCCAGCGAACAGCTGCCGATGGAGAACGGCGCTATAGACTATGCCGCGCTGGTTGAAGGTGGTGCTCGCATGGGGGTGACCAATCAGGACGATCCTTACGAAGAGCAGAAACGTGACCTGCTGGCTTTTGCATCCACGGCGGCAAAAGCGGCAACGGCCTTTGAGCTGCCCGCAGATGAACTGGCTGAAGGGCTGGGGAAAATCGCGCAGCTCTATAAAGTTCCGACGCGCAATATTGAACAACTGGGCGATGCGCTGAACTACCTGGACGATAACGCCATGTCAAAGGGTGGGGACATTATCAACGTCCTGCAGCGTATGGGAGGCGTGGCTGACCGCCTTGACTTCCGAAAGGCCGCGGCGCTGGGTTCAACATTCCTTTCTCTTGGGGCTGCCCCGGAAATCGCCGCCAGCGCCTCTAATGCCATGGTGCGTGAACTGTCCATTGCCACCATGCAAAGTAAACGATTTTTTGAAGGCATGAATCTGTTGCAACTCAATCCGGCGGAGATTGAAAAGCAGATGACCACCGATGCCATGGGCACAATTCAGCGGGTTCTGGAGAAGGTCAACAATCTGCCGCAGGATAAACGTCTGTCAGCCATGACAATGATTTTTGGCAAAGAGTTTGGCGATGATGCGGCAAAGCTGGCTAACAACCTGCCGGAGCTGCAACGCCAGCTGAAACTCACATCAGGTAGTGGTGCTAATGGCTCCATGCAGAAAGAATCCGACATTAACAAGGATTCATTGTCTGCGCAGTGGTTGCTGGTTAAGACGGGCGCGCAGAACGCTTTCAGCAGCCTGGGGGAAACGTTGCGCCAGCCGCTGATGGATATTATGGGCATGGTTAAGCGCGTGACCGGGGCGTTGCGTCGCTGGGTTGAACAGAATCCCGTGCTGGCTGGCTCGCTGATGAAAGTGGCGGCAGCTACGGCAGCCATTACTGTTGGGTTGGGGGCGCTGGCAGTGGCGGTGGCTGCGGTACTAGGGCCGCTGGCGGTTATCCGGTTTGGCCTGTCAATGCTGTCAGTTAAAGCGTTACCTTCTGCAGCCGCCGCTGCCACACGTACAGGTAGCGTGCTGCGTTTGTTGATCTCTGGTCCGCTGGCTTTGCTGCGCGTGGCATTATTTGCTGTTGGTAGCCTGCTGGGTGCGCTGCTCAGTCCTGTAGGGCTGGTTGTGGCTGCACTGGCAGGCGTGGCGCTGGTTATCTGGAAATACTGGCAGCCCATTAGTGCATTTCTGGGGGGCGTGGTGGAAGGGTTCAGAGCCGCTGCTGCGCCCATCAGCGCCGCCTTTGAGCCGCTCAGACCCGTGTTTCAGTGGATTGGTGACAGGGTGCAGGCCTTGTGGGGCTGGTTCAATGATTTACTTACCCCGGTTAAATCCACTGCCGAAGAACTGAACAGCGCAGCTGCAACGGGGCGTCGGTTTGGTGAGGCGCTGGCGGAAGGTCTGAATATGGTGATGCACCCACTTGAGTCACTTAAATCCGGTGTGTCATGGCTGCTGGAAAAGCTCGGTATTGTTAGTAAGGAGGCGGCAAAGGCGAAACTACCTGCGCAGGTTACGCAGCAGCAGTCCGCCACAGTGAACAGTGACGGCAAAGTGGTGCTGCCGCCAGGCGGGTTCCCGGCTTACGCGGGGATGTACGACACGGGCGGGATCATTCCACGCGGGCAGTTTGGCATTGTCGGAGAAAATGGCCCTGAAATTGTGAACGGACCGGCAAATGTTACCAGCAGGCGGCGCACTGCTGCGCTGGCCTCTGTCGTTGCAGGCGTTATGGGGGTTGCTGCGACACCTGCAGAAGCGGTTCCGCTTCATCCGTTCAGTTTGCCTGCGAGGGCATACCAGCCCCCGCTTGCTAAGGCAGATAGCCCGCCGCCGGTTATTCGTTATGAGATAAATGCGCCCATTCATATCGTCGCGCAGCCGGGACAGAGTGCGCAGGATATTGCCCGTGAAGTGGCACGTCAGCTTGACGAGCGGGAGCGCCGGGCCAGGGCAAAAGCACGCAGCAATTTCAGCGATCAGGGGGGGTATGAATCATGATGATGGTACTGGGTTTATATGTATTTATGCTGCGCACTGTCCCTTATCAGGAACTGCAGTATCAGCGCAGCTGGCGACACGCCGCCAACAGCCGGGTGAACCGCCGTCCGTCAACGCAGTTTCTTGGCCAGGATAACGATTCACTGACACTGTCCGGGGTTCTGCTGCCGGAAGTGACCGGCGGCAGACTGTCATTACTGGCGCTTGAACAAATGGCTGAACTGGGCAAGGCATGGCCTTTGATTGAAGGTAGTGGAACCATTTACGGCATGTTTGTTATTGAGAGTCTGAGCCAGACAAAGAAGGAGTTTTTTGCCAGCGGAATGCCCAGGCGCATTGAGTTTACGATCACCCTCAAACGGGTTGATGAGTCGCTCTCTGACATGTTCGGGAGCCTGAGTGACCAGCTCAGCAACCTGCAGGACTCCGCAGCATCTGCTATTGGGGGGATTAAAAACACGGCTGGAGGATTGCTGCAGTGAACGTTAATTCTGATCTCCTGAATCTGAACAGCAAAAGCCCGGCTTTCAGTATCACCATCGAAGGCAAAGACGTGACGACGGTGATGGATACCCGCCTGATGAGTCTGACACTGACGGATAACCGGGGCTTTGAAGCGGACCAGCTTGATCTGGAGCTGGACGACGCCGACGGGCTGATCGCCCTGCCGCGACGTGGGGCTGTGATTCAGCTGGCGCTGGGCTGGAAAGGCCAGCCGCTTTTCCCTAAAGGGGCTTTTACCGTAGATGAAATTGAACACAGCGGTGCGCCTGACCGGCTGACCATCAGGGCGCGTAGCGCAGATTTCCGTGAAACCCTCAATACACGGCGCGAAAAATCATGGCATCAGACAACGGTGGGGGAGGTGGTAAAGGAAATCGCCGCCCGGCATAACCTCAAAGTGGCGCTGGGTAAGGACCTGACGGATAAGGCGCTGGATCATATGGACCAGACCAATGAAAGCGATGCAAGTTTTCTGATGAAACTGGCGAGGCAGTATGGGGCGATTGCTTCCGTTAAAGACGGGAACCTGCTATTTATCCGGCAGGGACAGGGAAGAACGGCAAGCGGCAAGCCGCTGCCGGTTATCACCATCACGCGCAAAGCCGGTGACGGTCATCGGTTCACCCTTGCTGATCGTGGTGCCTATACCGGTGTTATTGCCAGCTGGTTGCATACGCGTGAACCCAGGAAAAAAGAGACAACCAGTGTTAAGCGTCGTCGAAAGAAAGCCACCACACCCAAAGAGCCGGAAGCAAAACAGGGTGATTATCTGGTGGGAACGGATGAAAACGTGCTGGTTCTTAATCGTACCTACGCCAACCGGAACAATGCAGAGCGCGCAGCAAAAATGCAGTGGGAACGTCTGCAGCGTGGGGTTGCTTCATTTTCCCTGCAGCTCGCTGAGGGGCGGGCTGATCTCTATACGGAAATGCCGGTGAAGGTGACGGGATTTAAGCAGCCGATTGATGATGCAGAATGGACCATTACCACCCTGACACATTCTGTCAGCCCGGATAATGGATTTACGACCAGCATGGAGCTTGAAGTAAAGATTGATGGTCTTGAAATCGAATAA